CCCTGAACCTCCGCGACGAGGCCCAGGAGCGGGCGTTCATCTCCCAGCTGAAGGCGATGGGCGTGCCGGTCTCGGACAAGACCCTGGCCGTCAACATCGACATGCGGTTCGACCAGGAGCTGGAGCGCCAGGCCGAGGAATCGGTGGCCAAGCTGATGGCCACCGCCCAGGCGATGAAGAAGGTGCAGGACCTGTGCGACAGCCAGAACCTGCCGTACCCGCCTGAGCTGGCCCAGCACCTGATGTCCACCCTGCAGCTGCGGCAGGGCAAGACCCAGACCGAGCTGGGCGAGGCGCAGGCCGTGGCCGGGGAGGCCCAGGCCGAGATGCAGGCCGACCAGATCGAGATGCAGAAGGCCATGATGGAGCAGCAGATGGCCGCCGGGGGGATGGCCCCCATCGGGGCCGGGATGGCCGCCCCGCCGCCGCCGCCCGAGGACGCCGAGGCCCAGGCCCAGGCCGAGGCGGAGGCCGAGATGGGGGGCGGCATGCAGGCCCCCGCGCAGGGACCGAACGTGTCGCCGCTGTCGGCGCCCGGCCCTGCGGCCCCCGGGCCGGGTAATCCCCCGGCCGGGGTCTACGCCATGCGCAACGCCGGTCTGAGCCAGGTCAACGGGCCCCACGGCTTCGGCCCGGCGGGGATGCCCCCGCAGGGCACGGTCGGCGCGGAGCTGCCGCCCGGGGTGCCGGAGCCGACCGAGATTCCCCGCAACCGTCAGCGCCCGGTGGAGTCCGACAGCATGCGCTCCAATACCCCGAAGCAGGTCGGCGCCGGTCGCCGCAAGCGCACCCGCAAGGGCAAGGAGGAGGCCGGTCCCCGGGCGCTGTCGAAGTTCGAGTCGGGGCCGTCCAGCTACGGCAAGAGCCTGACCGCCAGCGAGGAGCAGGTCCAGAACCAGGTACGCCGACTGGAGACCGTGGCGTCCTGGGACTTCAGCCCGGCCAGGCACCCCAGGGTGTCCGATCTGGTCGGCGACCCGAAGTTCTACCGTGCCCTGAATATGCAGTCCTACCAGGGCCAGCTCCAGGCCGACTGGCCGGAGATGCTGGCCGGTGGGGCCGACGATTCCAGGCGGATTCTGGACGACATGCTGGAGCAGTTCTACGAAATCTTCGGCGTCGAGCCGGAGTGGTAGGAAAGTGTTGCGCCCGTCACGTTCCCCGGATTATGCTGCCAGATGGCAAACGAAAAGGGTTGCCCAGCAAAGGAGTAAACGGATAGTGCCGGTTCTGGAACTTGTTTCGCCGTCACCGTTCGCCGTAGTCCTCAGCCGTTTTTCATCCACCGGCTGAACCTCCAAACCGTCCGGTCAGGCATCTGAACAGATGTCTGACCGGAACTTTGTCTGTCGGATTCACCCCACCGCGGAAGGAAGCGCCTCAATGGCCATCACGAAGAACATCTCGTACCACTCGATCCAGACCGATCATGTGGACGAGGCGGCCAGCCTGGCGAGCTACCTCAACGAGCACGGCGTGGTGGCCCAGCACAGCGCCGACGCGGTCGATCTGGCGGTACCCGACGTGGACACCTTCACCAGGGTCGAGATGCTGAAGCTGACCTGGGCGCTGTTCTGGGAGAACTCCGACTCCGGGGTGCTGGGGCTGCCCATCTACGTCAAGGAGTGAATCCTGTAGATCGTGGTTGTTCTCCCTCAAAGGTGTAGAAGCCCCTTCAAGGAGGACAGCAATGTCGACGGTTCACACCGAATACGGTCCTGGCCGGATCATCGCCCAGGAAACCGTGCGGGGTCGCACCCAGTACAGGGTGGCCGGTGCGGGTTTTGAGGTCTGGCTGGACGAGACCAAAATCGGCGGCCTGCGCGACGAGAACCTCGGGGAGGACCGCCCGGAGGGTTGGTTCTCCGATGAAGAGCCTGCCGGGGCACCGCGCCTGACGGCTGAAGAACTGATGGACGGTGTCCGGTGGGACGACCGGGGTGGCAATGCCCGGCATGCCTGGGCGCCGATGGACCACGACAACTCCACCGAGCTGCCCTACAACCCCGACCCGCAGCACGACGCCATCGGCAGCTTCGGCGACGACGACTCGTCCACCATCCAGCCCATCCACCACATCGACGCCGATGAGCGGCTGCGGTCGGCTGACTCGCTGACCTTCGACGGTGAGGACGACGACGATGACGGGCCGGGGCCGAACCCCGAGCTGTTCGCCCGCCAGGGCATGCGCCGGGAGGCCGCCCATCCCTCTGTGGTCTGGAACATGATCCCGGATACCATCAAGAAGCAGATTCAGAAAAAAACGGGTCTGCCCGTCGACCAGATTTCCGACGCCGCCTCGGGGGCCGCCTGGGGCGCCGCGGGCGCCGCGGCCGTCGGCGGCGCCAGCCGGATGATAGACACCGCCGTGGACGTGCTCTCGCCCGGCCCGGGCTGGGGTTCCTCCATCCGCAGCTCCTCGGTGCATGAGGCCAACCCGGCCGCGCTGGTCGGCCCCGCGCTGCGGGTGCTGGGTCCGATGGCCCTGAACGGCCTGGTTGGCCGGGGCGGCGAGTCCCTCGACGGTGCCCTCGAGGCGACCGACCCGGGCGACTGGAACGGCATGATCCACGACGCCGGCACCCGCCCCGCCGGGTTGTCCGACAAGTACATCGACCTGACCGCCAGCGCCGACTACCACAACGACCCGGTGGCCCAGTTCCGGCACGACCCGGACGCCTACATCAACCGGATCGGCCAGCTCATGGACGAGGGGCTGAACCCCCGGTTCGCCGAGTACATGGACCTGGTCGAGGCCGACAGCGGTATCCGCACCGCGGCCTGGAAGGACGTCCGGGCCAAGGCCATGCGGTTGAAGACCTCCGGCGCGGTCCACGTCAAGGACATCGCCCCGTCCCGGATCATGGCCTCGGTGGACGGCGACCACGGCACCTACGACGTGACCATCCTCAAGGGCGCGAGCTACGGCGACCAGTCCATCGCGAACTGGCACTGCGGTTGCGAGTGGGGCCGGTGGGCCTTCAAGCGCAAGTTCTCCTACGTGGGACGGCTGTGCAGCCACGCCTACGCCTCCTACCTGACCATGCAGAGCGCGGCCCTGCAGGGGCAGCAACCCCGCCGCCGCGGCCCGTCGGACATGATCATCAAGAAGCGCGAACCGCGTGACCGGCAGTACCCGATGCCGGTGTTCGCCGCCGGTCTCCGGCACGCCGACGCGCTGCAGAACGGGCCGGATCGGCTGACCCCGGAGCTGGTGGTCAACGACTGCGACGACGCGCACGTGTTCCTCGACGTCACCGAGGACGAGCGGGACGACACCGGCCCCGACGACGTGGTGAGCGACCAGGACATCGTCCACTTCGCCCGGCTGATGCGGCGCTGCGAGGCCGACCGGCGGCCCTACCCGCGCCAGCTGGTGGCGTTCCTGTCCCGCTACTCCGGGTGCGCCGACGACGCCTCGGATGACACCCAGGCCGACTACGAGGCTCATGACGCCGCCGACGCCGACAAGTACCTGACCAGGCTACGCGACGACGCCGACCGTGACCAGGAGGACGACTTCGGGGGCATGGCCGAGCGGGTCCGCCGGATTCAGGACACCGTCGAGGAGGCCCGCGAGCACGGCGCGGACGCCAGCCAGTTCGTCGCCGCCGCGCCGGAGGGAGACAGCCCGTTCGAGAACGCCTTTGAGGAGCGTGCGAACTCAGCCGTTGACTTCAGCAACAACATCATCAACGGCCCGCGTTCCCTCTACGACAAGGCCCGCAACTATTTCACCAGGGACACTAACAACCAGATTGACACCACCGACCAGGAAAACCTAATCCCCGACTTCGACATCGGCGACAACGACTTCAGCCGGGATGGTTACCCGGTGCCCGAGGACGCCCCCGCGCCCGGCACCAAGGGTTTCGCCGCGACCGAGCCGAATCCGGGGAGCACCACCGTTGCGCCTACCGTCGGTGCGCCTACCGTCAATTCACCCACCGTGGGTGCCCCGCAAAATAGTCAAGGCAACGCGGCAGGCACAGGCGCAGGCGCAGGCACGGGCGCAGGCGCAGGCGCAGGCGCAGGCGCGGGGGCCGCTACGGGGACCGCCCCCAGCGCTCCCACCTCCGGCAACGTCAGCGACGGTGGCGTGGCGGGGGCCGAGAACGGCAACAACGCCGCGATCACCAAGAACATGCTCGACGCCGACGGTAACTACACCGTAGGGGCCGGTGATACCTGGACCGACATCGCGCAGCGCACCACCGGCGACATGAACAACTACCAGAAGATGTACGACCTGAACAAGGGCGTCGCCGGTGACAACATCGACAACCTCGCAGCTGGCACCAAGATCAACCTGAAGGACTTCGCCAACGACATCGGCAACGCCGGGGTGTCCGGTGACAAGACCAACCCGGCCGGTGGCGGTTCCGATAACAACATCGCCACCCCGGAGAAGGTGGACACCAGCGCGGCGACCGGGCAGGCCCCGGCCGCACCCGCGCCGCCCGCCGGTGGGGCGGCCACCGATGCGGCGGAACCGCCTGCGTCGCCACCGCCGCTCGCGGCGGAGGCCCCGGCGACCACGGCCCCGGCCCCGATCACCCCCAAGGCCTCGCGGCGTTCCGCCCGGGACTGGCTGCGGTGGGCCGCCGAGGGCGACGGCTCGGGTACGGACGGCACCGCCGACGCGGCGGCGACCGACGCCAGCCAGCCATCACCGACGGCGCAGACCCCCGGCACCGGCCGGGCCATGCCGGGAAGCCCCACGGCGGAGGACACCTACGACCCGGCCGACCCGGCCCAGCAGTCCCAGCAGCAGAACAGCGCCGCCAATCCCGGCGCCCAGGCCGCTGGCTCCAACTCCGGCCTGCCCAGCATGCCCAGCATGCCCGGCATGGGCAGCGGGGGCGGGCAGGGCGACGGCATGGCTGACATCGGCGGCTCGGTCGGTGACATCGGTGGCGCCATCGGCGGCGCGGTGGGCAGCTTCCTGCCCGGCCTGGGTGGCGCCATCTCGGGGATTTCCTCCGGCATCGGCGGCCTGGTCAACGGCCTGAGCGGCCTCGGCGGCGGTGGCCGCCAGGCCAGCACCGTGTTCGCCTCGGAGCGGGACTTCGACGAGTGGGTGCGCTACGCCTACCCGGCCGGGGCTGGCGACGACGACGACCCCAAGACGCTTCCGCACCTGCCGTTCGCCGGTTCCGGCAATCCGGGTGCCCTCGAGTTCGGTACCTCCGAGGAGTACGCCGACAAGGCCCGCAAGAAGATGGATGACGTCACCGACCTGGGTGACGGCGACCTGACTCAGTCGATGGGCGACTGGCAGAAGCAGGGCAGCTACGACGGCGAGCCTTCGGACTTTGAGTTGCATCTTCGGCAAAGCGAGCAAGACCGCATGCGCCACCCGATGCGTGCCGAGGACGAGGACCCGTACCACCGCGAGGCCAGCATCGGCTACTCCACCGACGACGACTCCGACGTCGTGCGCACCTTCCAGGCCCACCTCGGCGAGACCGCGCTGGGCGCGGGCGCCGGCGGCGGCGGTGGCCGGTTCGACGACTTCGCCGGGGCCGCCCAGGGTTTCCTGCGCACCGCCGGGCGTAACTACAGCCTGGCCGAGCAGGACGAGCTGGTCCGGGAGGGCGACAGGGGCGGTGCCCGCAACCTGGCCTCCCTGGACCTCAAGGGAACCCACTACGAAGACATGAACACCCTCGGCTGGTGAGCGGAGACATCTGAGTGAGCACCCGCCACATCGCCGCCGAAGACGCCCGGCTGTCCGACCTGACCCCCGAGGGGTCGTCGGGTCGGGCGTCCAGGCGGTTCCGGCGCAGGCTGGCCCTCGACGGGTTCACCGTCGACGAGGGTTTCCGGCTCAAGCCCGGCTACCTGTACACGGTGGTCCGGGCCATCTCGGCGCGGGTCAACCAGAACTACGACGGCTGGCCGAGCGATGAGTTGAAGAAGTCCTACCGGACCTTCATCGGCAAGCCGGTCTTCGTGAACCACGAGAACCACGACCCGACCAAGGCACGCGGGGTGGTGGTCGCGGCCCGCTACGTCGAGAACGGCCCCGACCGCTACATCGAGGTGGTCCAGGAGGTCGACGCCGAGCGGTTCCCGAAGCTGGCCCATGAGATCAAGACCGGCGGGCTGGACTCGGTGTCGATGGGCGCGGAGGCCGGGTTCACGATCTGCTCGTACTGCCACAACCGGGCCACCGACCTGCACGACATGTGCGACCACGTCCAGAACCACAAGGGCAAGACCCTGTCCCGGCTGGACCGCAAGACCGGGAAGCGGGAGGAGGTCCTGGTCTTCGAGTCGTGCCACAAGATCAGCTTCTTCGAGCTGTCCTACGTCTTCGAGCCTGCCGACGAGACCGCCGTGGCCTCCAAGGTGGTGGTGGCCGGTCTGGACAGAAACGCAGCCCGCAATGACTGGGAACTTCAGACTATTCGCAAGAATAAGGCCATTGACATCAACGGCGACAGTCACGATCTTGACTGGGGCCAAAGCAAGGGCTATAGCAACGGCGAGAGGTCAAGCGGGCTTGCGCCGAAGTGTTCGTGCGGTTGGCAATCTGACTCAGGCAGTGAGGCCTCTGGGCGACGCAACTTCACCGACCACATCAAGTCGATCAAGCAAGGCTCCCGCCACAAGCACGCCGGGGACTGCCCGCCCGGGATGGACTGCTCCCGCGGCCTCGCCCAGGGCGAGCAGATCGGCAAGGACACCCCCAACAACCCGGTCAACCAGGTCTCCTACGACCCGGCCACCCTGGGCCAACCCGGCGGCGGTGGGGCCGCAGGCGGTGCGGGCGGTTACCAGGGCAGCGGGAAGAGTGGCCGCGACGGGCTGAACCCCGCCGTCAGGGACTTCTACGACCAGATAGCCAAGGACCACGGCGACCTGTCGCTGGGCGGCTACAACCCGGTCGTCGATCAGCCCTGGGACGAGCACGGCACCGGCGACGCGATGGACATCATGATCAGCGACCTGGAGCGGGGCAACTCCATCAAGGATCAGGCGCTGAAGAACCCGAACGTCAAGCACGTCATCTGGCAGCAGAACCTCTACCGGCCCGATGGAAGTTTCTACAAGATGCCTGACCGGGGCAGCCCGACCGAGAACCACTACGACCATCTGCACATCAACATACCCACCCCTGCGGGTTACAAGACCCCGTCGCCGACCACCACCACCACCGCCCCCGCTGCGTCCACCTTGGCCCCGGCGCAGCGTGCGGCGGGTAAGTACACCAAGGAGGACTTCGCCAACGCGGGCGGCAAGAAGCCGTGGGAGACCGACACCGCCACCACCACCCGCGCCCCGGTCGAGGACGCCGACCTCAAGGAGATCGAGGCGATGGTGCGCGAGGCCATGCCGTTCGATCCCAACACCCAGTACACCCAGCAGGGCAAATCCACCCTGCCCACCTACTTCAAGGCCCATGAGTACCTGGACAGCCAGGGCGCCCCGGAGAGCGACACCCTCGACTTCGGCGCCGGACGCGGGCTGAGCAGCCTGCCGCCCGAGGACGGCGGCCTGGGCTTCCACACCTTCGAGCCGAACGCCGACAGGTTCGCCCATCCGGACGGACCCACCTTCCGCGACTGCTGCGACGTCCCCGACGCCAGCTACGGCCGGGTCGTCAGCCTCAACGTCCTCAACGTGCTCCACCCCGGCCTCGAGCCGGGGCAGCGCGACCACGCCGTGCGGGAGATCGGGCGCATCCTCGCCCCGGGCGGGCATGCCCTCATCACCACCCGGCCGGACGTGACCCGGGGCGTGCCCCGGGACCGGCACCTCGACGACGAGCCGGGCGCGGTGATGATGGGTCCGGAGGGCCGCCAGCGCCGCCAGAAGGGGTTCACCCGCGGCGAGCTGCATGAGTACGTCCAGGGCGTCCTGGGCAAGGGATACACCGTGTCCCCGGCCCCCAACAACATCGGCGGCGCCGGGGTGATGGTGGTACGCGACCCCGTCACCGGCAGGAGCCGCCGCCGTCAAGTCAGGAGCGCCGCCTTGAAGAAGATCGCCCGGTCCCGGGCCAGGAAGCTGGCCTGGGGCGAGAAGGAGGCCCCGATGGCGGTGGACACCCTCCGCGAGGAGGGAAGCGCCCCGGAGGACGACAACGACGACGACCAGCGGTACGTCGACCCGGCCGACGATTTCGCCAGCAACATCGACTCACCGGCCGAGCTGAGCGAACCCGACCTGTCCCAGGCCGCCCAGATCGACCGCAAGCAGGAGATGTCCGGCCAGGACACCACCGGGATTCCCGGCCCGGCCGAGGGCGGCCCGCCGCAGGACCAGGGCAACTTCATCACCCTGAGGATTCCCATGCCCGGCCAACCGCCGCAGGTGCCGCAGCAGGCCGGTGCCCCCGTCGCGGTGCCGCCGGCGATGCCCTCCCAGGACCCGGCCGCGATGGCACCTCCCGGGGACCCCTCAGGGATGCCCCCGCAGCCCATCACCGCTGCGCTTCTGGACTACTTCGACGGCTACTACGGGCGACGTGTCGCCAACTGGCTGGATGCCGTCGAGGCCGGTCGGGACATGACCCCGGCCGAAAACGCCGACTACCGACGGCAAGCAGCCAGACTCTCGACCCTGGAAAACGGGCGAGAACTTTCAACAACCAATAGGAACCCCAGGAAAGGAACCGCCAACATGGCACGCACCTCAATCGCCAACCGCACGAAGGTGGCGACCGCCGGGCGGCGTCAGCACTTCGCTGAGGGTCCGCTCGTTGACGGCGGCGAACGTGGCCGCAACGATCAGGGCGAGCAGGAGGAGGCCTTCCTCTCGCAGACCCCGCCCCCCGTCCGCGGCGAGTATCCCGACGAGGACACCCACGACATCTCCAACACCGAGAACAACCTGGTCGCCCGCGTCCAGCGCGGCCGCGCCCAGCTCCTCCGCGACGCCCAGGCCCTGGCCCGGGTCCAGCAGCGCCGGGCGTTCGACGAGTCCGGCGGCCCGACCGCGGTGGTCGTCGACCCGACCGTGCAGACCGGCTCGGAGGGCGAGGCGCTGACCGGCGACGGCTTCATCTCCGCCGACCCCAACGACGGGGTCGTCCCGACCAACCCGAAGGACGCCTCGCTGCGTGCCTTCAAGGCGTTCGACGGCTGGCTGGCCCAGAAGACCGGCAAGTCCTCGCGGCGCCACACCGAGGCCACCATCAAGAAGGCCGCAGCCCAGTTCTCCCGCGAAGCCGGTATCAGCCCGCAGGCGCTCTTCCCCGCGCTGGGCATCGTGCTGCGGGAGGCCCGAAAGAACAACAAGCCCAACACCAAGGGAGCCACCAAGATGCGCAAGCGTTCCAACGAGTCGCTGGATGTCGCAGCACCGGACGGTCGTATCGACGTGGAGGCCCCGGTCGAGAATGTGACGAGCGCGGAAGCACAGGCCTCACAGTTCGACCTCCGCGACTTCGGCGACAACGCCGGGGACGACGTCGCCAAGCCCGATCTGAGCACCGATCAGAACTGGGCGCCCGGCGAGGCCAGCAAGAGCGCCGCTCGTGTCAAGACCGCCGGTGGCCTGCTGGCCATGCGGTGCGCCGAGGGCATGATCGCCGCCGGGCTGGAGCCGAACTCGAGGGAGCGGAAGTATGCGCTCGCGGCCGAGTTCGAGCGCATGAACCGCGGCCTGATCCAGGATCGGGTCGCACTCCTGGAGAGGTTCGCCGCCGTGCGTCAGGCGGACCTCCATAAGGTCGCCAGCGGAATGTCTCGCGGGGCCGCACGTTCGCCGATCCCGGCGGGACTGGGTGGTGGAACCCGCACCGCGGCAGCCCCGCAGCGACTGGCAGCGCACGACCCTCGCAACGATTCCTCGCTGTTCATCTGACCAGCGGGCACCCTAACACTCTGAAAGGAGGAAGCAGATGTTTCGTCCGCCGTTGTCGAACCCGGCACAGAAGCGCACCTTGCGCCCCCTGTACGCAAACCACCAGGCCACGCCCTGGGGTGGATTCCTCGACCCGAACCTGAACGTCAGCTTCGACATCTTGCCCGGAACCGTCATGCAGCGGCTCTACGGCGAGGTTTTCGCGCCCTACACCGGCGCAGCGGGCACCGTCCCGTTCGGCCTCTCGGCCCTTTTCGTTGCGCCCGCCCTGGGCGTCAACGAGGTCTCCAGCACCGGCACCGGTTTGTTCACGGTGTGGGTCGGTGGCGACCAGGCTGTCTTCGAGGTTCTGGCCCCCGCCTTCGACACCACGGCCACCTGGCCGACGGTGACCGGCCCGGGCCGCCGTATGCTGACCGCCAACAACAAGGGTCGCCTGACCCCTGTCGGCGCGACCAGCGAGAACAGCATCGCGGAACTGATCGACATCCCCTCACCGGACAAGATCGTCATCCGCCTCAACCGCGTCGACCTGTCGTCGGCCACGGCCCTGGCAGGGGGTAGCTGATCATGAGTCTCCCAGTAGCAGCGGGTAGCGGCCTGGGCCGCTTCTCCCGTTCGTCTGACGACTACGTCAGCGACATCGTGTCGGCCAAGCGCCGCCTGGGTGGTCGCAAGCTGTCGGCCCGCGAGAAGCAAGCCAAATTGGCCCACATCCTCGCGGACAAGGTCGGCGGCATCCAGCGGCTCGGCCAGTCGATGATCGGCCCGATCCAGCTCCAGCTGCGTTACCAGGGCATCCTGCGTAACGTCCTTCTGGAGGACACCCTCACCCCGGGTGTGCCGATCTTCTACGACGTCCTCGACGACCTCGGGCAGGCCTACTTCCTGCACGGCAACGAGGGTGAAATCAAGATCACCCCCTTCGAGGGCAAGCGCGTCGAGGTGCAGCTGTTCCGCATCGCCTCGTTCCCGCAGATCAAGAAGGAGGACCTGTACTACCTCCGCAGCAACATCGTGGAATACGTGCAGGACATGACCAAGCAGGCCATCATGCGGCAAGAGGACTCGCGCCTCGTCACGCTGCTTGAGGCGGCCGCGGTTTCGTACCGCGCGGTCGACACCTCCTCGGTGCCCGGTACCGGCGCACTGCCCAACGAGATCACCGTCGCGGGTAACTACCTGCAGCCGGATGACCTCTACACGGCGGTCACCTACACCGACCAGCGTCAGTTGGATTCCTCGCGGCTGCTCTGCAACCCGCAGGAGTACCGGGATTTTTACCGGTGGGACATTAACCAGACCGGCTGGGCCTTCAAGGACTCGGTCGTTGCTGGTGAGCGCATCGTCCAGTTCGGTGAGTTCCAGATCGGCAAGTCCATCATCATCCCGCGTGGCACCACGTACCTGACCCCGGACCCCGAGTTCCTCGGCGTCTTCCCGGTCATGTACAGCCTCGACGTGGAGGAGAACAACAACGTGGCTCAATTCCACAAGGGATGGGTCATGGATGAGCTCGTCGGAATGGCGGTCCTGAACCCCCGGGGCATTGTGATCCTCCGTAAGGCGTAGTCACAATCCGCAGCACATGGACTCGGGGCGGTCATCTGGAGCAATCCGGGTGCCGCCCCGAGTTTGCTGAAGGGGTAAGCACAGAGGGTCGGAAAGGTTAGCCAGGATGTCGTCGCAGTGGGTGGACGCCAATGGCGGCCAGTGGCGGTTCGTCACCTCCACGGCGTCCTGGCAGAAACTCGTCAACGGCACCTGGCAGTTCTCGGTCCTCCCCTCCGGCGGGCTTCAGCGGGTCATCGCCGGGACGGTCACCTCCACGGTCACGGCGCCGGCGTGGCCGGACACCGATCCCACCCTGGACGCCCCGAGGTGGGTCGACGAGCAGGGCGACCCCTGGCGGTACAACACCGCCGCCTCCGCCTGGCAGAAACTGCTCAATGGCGTCTGGGTCAACTCCCAGCAACCATCGGGTGGCCTGCGGAGGGTCACAGCGGCAAGCAACGACGTACCCCAAGTCGTGGTCGTCGAGTCGATGGGGCCGCAAGGCCAACCCGGCGCGAGGGGGGAACCCGGCCAGCCCGGCCTGACCTACCTCGCCATCTCCGAAGTCCTCCCGGCCCAGTACCAGAACGGCGTCAACGCCACCTTCCCGCTGTCCGACACCGCCGACCTCGACCAGGCCATCCAGGTGTTCCGTAACGGCCTGCTGGAAATCCCCGGCCAGGGGTACCTGGTGTCATCCACACATGTCACCTTCACCTCCCCGCCGCTCGACGATGACGTCATAGCGGTGGTCTACCAGAAAGCGCAGTGAGGACATGCCCCAAACACAGATCAACGGCGCGACCCAGATCAGGTCGGCCTCCATCACCTCCGACCGGCTCGCGCTCGGCACCATCGCCGACGACCGGCTGGCGGTCTCCTACGTCCGGGCCGATGGCGCCCGGGCGTTCACCGCCGCCCAGTCGATGGGCAGCAACAAGCTGACCAACGTCGCCGACCCGACCAACGCCCAGGACGCGGCCACCAAGGCCTACGTGGACGGCCTGATCCAGGGCTTCGACTGGAAGCAGTCGGTCAGGGCCGCGTCGACCGTCACCGGGACGCTGTCCACCGCCTACGCCAACGGCTCGGTGGTCGACGGGGTCACCCTGGCCACCGGTGACCGCATCCTGCTCAAGAACCAGACCACCGGCTCCGAGAACGGCATCTACACCGTCAACGCGACCGGTGCGCCGACCCGGGCCACCGACGCCGACATCACCGCCGACGTCAGCGCCGGTCTGACCGTGTTCGTCAGCCAGGGCACCGCCAACGGCAACTCGTCGTGGACGCTGACCACCGACGACCCGGTCACCCTGGGCACCACCGCGCTGGTCTTCTCGCAGGTCGCCGGCGGCTCGCTGTACACCGCCGGGGCGGGCCTGACCCTGACCGGCTCGACCTTCGACCTGGTCGCCGCCGACACATCGCTGACGGTCAACGCCGACAGCGTCCAGGTGCGGCTCTCCGACGCCTCGCTGGAGGTGTCCTCGGGTCTGCGGGTCAAGACCGGCACCGCCGGTCAGGTCTACATCGCCAACGCCAGCGGGGTGCTGACCCCGACCACGCTGTCCGGGGATGTCACCACGGTCTCCTCCGCCGGTGCGGTGACCCTGGTCTCCACGGTCATGAAGACCACCAACTACGTGGTGCGGGAGACCCCGTCCGGCCTGGTGAACGGCTCCAACACCACCTACGTGCTGGCCAACACCCCGGTCTCGGGCACCGAACAGGTCTACCTCAACGGCATCCAGCAGGAGCCGGGGGCGGGTAACGACTACACCATCGCCACCAGCACGATCACCTTCCTGAGCGCCCCGGCCTCCGGCGACAAGGTGCGGGTCAGCTACCTCAAGTGAAGTTAACGCCACGCCTTAACTTCAGTTAGTCCCACAGTGAGGAACCCAGCATGGCCCGGACAGAGGTAACCGGCTCCCAGATCAAGGATCAGTCGGTCAGCCTGACCCTGGATGTCACCGGCATCCTGCCGGTGGCCAACGGGGGCACCGGGTCGAACACCCTGGCGCTGAACAACGTGCTGCTGGGCAACGGCACCGGGGCGCTGCAGGCGGTCGCGCCGGGAACCGCCGCCAACGTGCTGCGCTCCACCGGGTCGACCTGGGCCTCGGCGGCTCTGACCAAGTCCGATGTGGGCCTGGCCAACGTGGACAACACCTCGGACGCGACCAAGAACAGCGCCACCGCGACCCTGACCAACAAGACGTTGCAGGTCGCTGACGGCCTGCTGGTGAGCCACACCGCCAACGGCAACCTGCTGGGGTTCGGGTCGGTCGCCTCCGGTGACTCCTACATCGAAATCGCCAACAACATCTCCGGTACCGCCCCGCGTGTGTCGGCGGTCGGCACGGCGGCGACCGTCCCGCTGACCCTGGGCAGCAAGGGCACCGGCAGCATCTTCTTCCGCGCCAACAACGCAGCGAACAGCTTCGCGGTCACCAGCGCGGCCTCGTCGGGCAACGTCAACTACCTGCAGGTCAACCAGGTCGCCTCCGGCTCGACGCCGTCGTTCAGCGTGGCGGGGTCGTTTGACACCAACGTATCCATCAACCTGGTGCCCAAGGGCACGGGCACCGTGCAGGCCAATGGCGTTGACCTGGTCACCACCACCGGCACCCAAACCCTCACCAACAAAACCCTGACCAGCCCGACTTTGACCAGCCCGGCTTTAGGCACCCCCGCCTCGGGAACCCTGACCAACTGCACCTTCCCCACCCTGAATCAGTCCACCACGGGTAACGCGGCGACGGCCACCACCCTGGCCACCGCGAGAACCATC